GATCTCGACCCACTGACCTCCGAGATACTGCTCAAGACGCCAGCGGAAATTGTTCGACAAGATCAGCGGCCCAGCGTCGTAGTCGAGCATCCACTCGACCACGCGAATCGTTCCTTCCTTCACTGCCTCGGTCATTTGCTCGGCCTCGGCGGCGGGATCGGCACAGGCTCACGCACCGCACGTAAACCAGCAGGCCTCGGCGGCGGGATCGGCACCGGCTCATACAGCCTATGCGTCTCACACACAGTCACCGCACCGGGCTCCTCATGCGCGATCAGCGCCTGCACGTCACGGCAGTGATCCATCTCGGCGTACACACCGACATAGCCTTGCCAACCTGTGGATAGGCCAACCGTCAGGATTGTCACACTCAGAACGGACATTCTTCTCCCTTTCTATACGCAGGCTTGCTCACCTCGCTCGGGTCGCGCTTGTCTGGCTTCTGCAAGAACAACTCACGCTCCAGCAGCTTGGTGCCTAAACCCTGTTGCTTCAATTCCTCTTCCAGCCACTTGGGCAGCGGTTCCTCATGCGTCGCCATCTTTCCTCGCCTCCTGCTCGTTGAACAACTGGGCCCGAAGATCGACGATCTCGTCCATCGCCTCGTGGACCACATCAGCCACACCCTCAGCCAGAATGAGGCGCTTCCCATAGTGCTCGTCCTCAATCACCCGCTCTGCGTAGAACGCCAGCCGCTCCAGCTTCGCCACAATGTCCATCCCATCACTCTCCATTGTTCAGCGGCTCCCTCACAATGTTCGTCGCTATCTCCGCCAGCAACTTGATCTCCCGTGCACGCTGCGTGTTCCAGTACGACGCAGCCGTCTTGTCGTTCATGATCAACTCAGCAACACGCTCGATCCGACCCAGCGTGGATAATAGGTCCTTGATCCTAGGCTCTTGCCACTTGGCCATCAGTTCATCCTCCGCTGACGCTGGTTGTCAGCCAGCAACCTCTCATAACTCCCACTCTCAACCGCCGTCGCCAGCGTCAAAATCAACACCTTGAACTCGGAAACATCGAGCTCATACACACTCGCTATCACCAACGTCATCGCCGCCATGTCCGAAATCGCCGCATCCTCAGGCAAAGAATCCAAGAACTTGTCCTGCTGTTCCTTACTCAACATCGTTCTTCTCCAGCTCCTGCTTGTACATCTTCAAATCCAACAGCAACTCAGCCTTCTCCGTCGCCAGCCGCGCAACAACCTGCTGCAACCGCGCTATCTCACTGCGCTGCTTCGCTACCTTCGAACGCAGCATGTCGATCTCCGCTTGCACCCTTCTCTCCTATCCTCGGCGCATAAACCGCGCGCTTGATCCCATACGACGGATGCCCAGACCAGTACCCGTCAACCCATGTGTGCCACCCCTTGCCCGGTAACAGCACAGCCTTCCCACGCCCCTCATCAGACCGACGCCAGTGCCCGCGCGTATAATGCAGAGGCATATGCCACCCCTTGCCCAGACGTTCGCCACGCTCAACCTTCGGCTTCGTCAGGTCCCACTCCACACGATGCCACTGCTCCGGGTTGGCCCCGATCTTGCGAGCCGCAGCCCGGCGGCTCTGGCGCGTGCCAGCCACAACACGCTTCGTGATCCTCGGAGCGTTGATCAGGGCCAAAGTAGCCGCTACTAGGACAACCGTCGCGGCTCGGCTCATCTCGTTGATCTCAGCGTGCTCCTTGTGAGGGCTCGCCCTGTTGATAGATGCCTCGACACTGCCCGGAGCATACTCCCCCAAAACCAGCGGCGGCATGTACCCAGAATACGCCACCACACGGACCTTCCCAGCATTAGAAATCGGCTCGTGGCAAACCATGATGTTGTCTTTCATCATCTTGGCCCACAGGATCGTTGGCTGGGCAGGCAGCCGGGCATCCTCAGGAAGAAAAGCCCTCCCAGTTACCTCCTTGCGTATCGTAATGTCCTTGGCCAGATCTTCGGCAGCGTCCATCACCTCGTCCGACAACTCGAAGTACTGACCCTCCGAAAGCGTCAGGATCAAGGCAGGGTTGTGCAACTGAAGGTAGTCGCGAACCAGAGCCGTAACACTCATGATGTCATTCATCGCCATCTCCCTCCACGGGTGTCGTGCCTTGGCCCTTGCACTCCTCGCACACATCCCAGCGATAACCCAAACCAGCGTTGGGGCCGTACCCACGCACATACTCAACCTCTACCCGCCCAGAGCCCTCACACTCGGGGCAGACCTCATGCTCCTCCCACCACTCAAGAGCCCAGTCTAGGGTGACATTCTTCACCAACGTCGTGCCGCCGTCAGCGGTCCGAACCATCTTAAAACGCAGCGGAGTGTTGATCATCAGTCTGTCTCCTCATCCGGAAGGCTCGCAACGCACCACTCCCAATACCCTAAACGGGTGTCGCCGTTGGACGCTTCATACATCCAATCAGAAACAGGGAAGTCTGGATGCTCGCCCCATGTGCCGCCATGTTCGGCACGCAGCAGCTCTGCCTGCTCGGCTAAATAAAGATTCACGCTCATTGGTATGTCTCCTCGTTGATCAGAAGTTGTAGTCGTAGAACGCGCGAGGCTGGGCCTCGAGCCGGTGCTTGCCAAACGCAGACCAGTAGTAACCATCGGCGCGCTTGTGCGCTTTCATCGGCTCCCCACTCTCGTTAGGGGTGATGATCCAACGCTGCTCACTCTGGTTGACGTAGTGCCCCAGAAACCCACCGGGCACGATCTCAGGCTTCCAGCTCGGGTCACGCTCGGCACGCATGGCCCGCACCGTGATCTGCCTGCCGCTCTTGCTCACAGCCAACACCTCGTAAGGCGCAACGTCGCTGTAGCTGATCAGGTTCGCGTAGTTCATCTCTGCTTCCTTCCGTAGTTGTTGAATGGTTGTAGACTAGGGCCGGTCGAGGAGGTTGTCAAGCGCGGGAAGATCGTGTGCAGAAATGCAGGAGCAAGGGGCGAGTTGTGTGCATAAATGCACAGCAGGAGGGTGGGGCTTGGGCCTCGGACCTTGGGTCTGGGAGGGGGTGAGGACAGTGAGGACACTTTTCCGGGCTGAATGATTTTCGTTTTCTGAAAAAAAAAAGTGGGAATGACCCGCCTCAGCGTCCTCACTGTCCTCACCCCTCTTTTTCTTGAAACAGATCAATGGGTTACGGGTCACTTGCCTGAGGACAGTTCATTTTGCCAAGTGTCCTCACTGTCCTCACTTTGTGTTGTCTACATGCCCTGTGCCTGCTGTTTCCATGCAACCTGACAACAAACACCTCTGGGAAGGGGGGTTTCAGGGGCAAATTTGAGGACACCTGAGGACAGCTGAGGACAGTTGCTCCGCCTCAGCTGTCCTCAGCTTGGCCCTGTCTTGCCCGGTTTGGGTTGTTGTTCTATTGTTGCAAAAACGCACAAGGAGGCGCGGCTGTGAAGGTATCGAAGGAAGTCAAAGAACGGCTCGAGGAAGAGCATGGGCGCAAGCTCACCAACCGGCAGATGACGTTCGCTCAGAAGTATGTCGAGGGGGTGTTCTCGAATGCTGAGTGTGCCCGGCAGGCTGGGTATGCTCACACCACCGCACGAGAGATCGCGTCGAAGCTTCTCAACGGGCGGGATTTCCCCCACGTTCTCGACTACATCCAAGAGCTTCGCGAGGAGCGAGAGCGTCGGTATGGGGTCACCACCATCGGCCAGCTGCAACGCCTGTCGGAGTTGTCGAAGGGTGCTGAGGAGGCTGGTCACTTCTCGGCTGCGATCAACGCTGAGAAGATCAGGTCTGCCCTCGGCGGGTTGACTGTTGACCGGCGCGAGAACATCAACCAGATCGATCAGATGTCGAAGGATGAGATTGTCTCCCGTCTCGCCAAGCTTCAACAGATGTATCCCCAAGCCTTCCAGATCGAGGGCAAGTTCAAGGATGTGACACCCCGTGAGCCAAGGCCCCGAATCGAACTTCTGGACACAGATCAGAACTAACCTGCCCCCGAAGGCATTCGCTACACGCATAGAAAACGCCCACGGAGGCGGGGTTCCTGATGTCCATATCGTGTGGGATGGGCTGCCTTTTTGGTGCGAACTCAAAGTATCAAAGAACAACGCGGTTCTGGTTAGCCCCCATCAGGTTGCGTGGAATTTAGCCTACTGGGCTCGCGGAGGCTCCACTTTTTTCTTGGTAAAGACCCAAGCCACTGGATTCATTCACCTTTTTGACGGGGACAAAGGACTAGACCTTAGAAAAACTGGGGTCTCGGGGACTGAGGGTGCGAGGTTCGAGGCTCTTGGCCCTATGTTTGATGCTCTGCGGGTTCGCTGCGAGGCTCGTTGCTCTGCGGCTCTGCGGCTTGGTTTGGGCTCTGCGGGTTCGTTGTAGGTATGCGTCTGGTGCATAGCTCTGCGGCTCTGCGGCTCTGCGGCCTTGCGCCTTTGCTCTGCGCGGCGTGCATAGCTCTGCGGGTCCCATGCACTGGGTGCATAGGTGAGAGGTCCGGGGGCCGAGGCCCCCGGTTCTTAGTGCTGCACGATGGCCACGGATTTAGGCGAGCGGGTGGCATTGCCGCCGCAGAGCTTGCACGCGGCGCAAGTTGTGCGGCGCCCTGCTTCCTTGCTTGCCGGGCATAGGACCTCTTGCGCGGGCATAAGGTCGCCGAGGTCGACAAGCACGCGGAACGTGCGGCGCCCCTCGGCCCAATGGGCGCGGGCTTGCTCGAGACTGTCGGCGCTTTGCATCGCGATTTCCGGGCGCCATCCTGACGCGTGCGTGTATGCGGTATGGGATTCCGCCTCTGCTAGCAGGTCGTCCCATACATGCGACGGAACGGCGGCGGGGTCGCCATAGGTTCCGACGCGCACGACGCGCCCCCGCCCTATCGCGCGCCGCGCGTCGGTTGTCTGCGCGTCAGGATACACGCCGCGCAGGAATGAGCGATAGGTGATCAACACGCCTTGCCCGAGGTTCACGTAACACGTGCGGCCCTTCGCTTGCTTGCGTGCGGGGTCGGTTGTGGGCGTGCCGCGATGCGGGCACGTGCCACAGATTGATGCATCGTCGCCGGTCTTGCTTGCTTCAAGCGGGTTCATGTCGGCGCGCAGGATATAGGTTTGAACTACCCCTCCGGTTTTCGTGTTCCGCTCGGAATAGGTCGCGATAACGACGATGGGCTTGCCGTCGTATAGGCTCGGGCCCTGATAGATGATGCCACGCATGGTCTACCTTTCTAGTTAAGAGGGCGGAAATGCCCTGCGGATACTCTATCGGAACAACAACCGGACAACAACCGGTTTCTTTCTCTGCGGCTCTGCGGCTTCGCTTCCCCGCCCCCGCGCAATATTTGCGCGGCTCTGCGACCCCGCCGCTCGGGCCGGGCGGAATGTTTCTCTGCGGCCCCGCCGCTCTGCCCGCGCGCCATGTTGCCCGGGCACGAGCCCCGGGATCCGCGAAGCCCCCAAATAGCGCAGCGGATCCCGGGGCGGGCTCACCAATCGCCCCAACCCGCCGCCCTCGAGGCCGCATTGTCTGCCCGGATCGAGGCCTCGGCGCGCTCGATCTCGGCGCGCTTGCCAGCATCGCCTGCGCAGTCGTCGCATACCGCGCGCCCGCCGTATGGGTCTGTGTTGCCGCAGCGAACAAAATATTCCTTGCTGGTCCCGTTTGAGCGTGTGAACCAGTAGCCAACTCGATTCTCGCACATTGCATCGCCCTTTCTAGTGGATCGCCCGCCCCTCTGGCGCACGGGATGGCAGCCCCTCGAGGGGGCTGCGCACCGGCGCGTCAGACTGTGGCGAGATGCTCGGCGGGCGTCGGTAGCGTGCGCCCCGGCGCATAGGCCTCGATCCATGCGGGCTCTGCCGCGACAAGCCGCCCGAGGTTGACCACGTCGCGCTTGTATGTGTCGCCGCCCTCGAACGACCCGCCCGTGTAGGGCGACGTCGCCCAGACAAACCACCGCGCGTAGTGGTCCTTTGCCTCGCTGGCGGCCGTCTTGTAAGTCTTGCACACATGCCACGTCCACCCGCGCGGGCTCTCGTATATCGCGTAGGGTTGGGTGACGGGGCGCGTCTTGGCGAAAAGGTTGGGCATTTCCTTGTTCCTTTCTGGTTGATCGTGGGTTGAGTGTAGCGGGGCGACAAGCGCCCCGCAACTGTTTTCAATCGTTCCAGTGGAACGTCTTGCGGTCGTGCGCTTTCACGACATGCTCGGCGACGTGCGCCACGGTGAAGTGAGCGTAGCCATAGGCCACCGCGCTATCGCGCTTCGCTTGCTTGATCGTGGCGAGCGCCTTTTCAACGCGCGCGATCACCTCGAGCTCGCGGCGCAGGTCGAGCGCATGATCAAGCCCGCTCGAGGTCGCTTCGATCAGCTGGTTCAATTCCTGCAGCATGGGTCTGTTCCTTTCTGGTTGAGGTTGTGGCGGGGCGCTTGGCGCGCCCCGCCGGGGTTGTTACTCGGCGATCTTGCTGAGCTCGCGCACCGCCTCGGCTGCAGCCTCGCGCCGCGCAACCTTCAGCTTCTCGAGCGCCTCGCGCACCCGCCAGCCCGCGCCCTCGGCGCTTGCCGCGCCCTCGGCGATCTCGATCAGGGTCTCGATGCCCCAAAGATCGATCTCGACGATCACCTGAAGGGTCTTCTCTCTGACGTAGGACTTGTGCATGGATCTGTTCCTTTCTGATTGAGCCGTAGCCCCATTGGCTACATCCATAGATGTAGGGCGCTTGTGCGCTGGTTGCAAGTGCCTTGATGCATTGGGGCGCAGAATATTTTCCCTAAGATTGCCCCGTTCCCGGACATTGTTCCTCGCGCCCCGCTCGCCAGCCCGCGCCCCTCGCGCCCCGCCCCGGCGCAGCCGGGGTTACTGCGCCGCGCTGCGGCGCATCTCGCTGCGGTGCAGCAGGGGGACCCCCCCTAAAACGGGGGCCCTTCGCTCGGCCCCGCCCCTAGTGTGTTGGTGTCTCAATTTGTGTCGGGTGTAATTTCATTGGCCCAACAACCAAACCACAAGTGCCCTCAAAAAATTGCCGGTGTATTTTCGTTTGGAACCACGCTACAATGCCCGACCACCACGTCCCCCGTGGTACAGAGCCTTGGTCATGGGGCTCCGGGCTCAGGAGCGGTCCTCCCCCGCTTCTGAGCCTGTCTTGTTTTTGTGGGGTTTTTCTGGTGTATTCCGGCGCATGGAGACTGTGGATATCTCTAGGGGTGGCGAGTACTTGGTCGCGCATGTCTTGGAGACGTGCGGGGTGCGAGTTATCCGGGTGGATTTGAGCGGTCACGATCTCTGGTGTCGGACTGGGAGCGGTCGGCTTGTGACGGTACAGGTGAAGTCCTCGTCCAAGGCCCGAGATGGGAGGAACGGCAGTTCGAGTCGTTATGAGTACTACGACCGACAGGGTGGCATGAAACCTGACATCTACGGGTTTGTGGCGTTGGATGTAGGCTTAGTTTTATTCACGGCTGAGATGGGCAAGCGTCGGAGCATTATTGGCACGGCGTTCACGGACGATGCGATGCGTGCTTCGGTTGCGAGATTCTTCTACTGAGGCTATAGTACCTCGGACCTTGGACCTTTGCCCTAGGAGGGTGCGATGCCGGGAATGATGAAGAAGCCGATGATGATGCGTCGTCGTGAGATGGGCATGAAGAAGGGTGGCATGGTCAAGTCTCAGGCTGACTATGACGCGAAGGTTGCTGAGTTGGACTATCCCGGGACCAAGGGCGTGAGCATGCCTGATGCTGGGAAGCAGCAGCTGACGGGTAAGGGTTTCCGGGGCACGTTCTGATGGCCCAGCCTGTTCTGATCCCACCGATGAGGCCTGTGTCGGCTGCGTCTAGGGCGCGGTATGCGCATAAGCAGCTGGCGCAGGGTTTGGGCGGCTTGGCATCGGAGCAGCTGGGGGATTTGGAGTTCCGGTATTTCTTGGATCCTGTGCTGGCGAACGACCCGATAGCGCGGTTTGGGTATGACCCTGAGCGGTTTCGGGTGATGGGGTTCCGGGAGCTGGAGTCGGATGCGGCGTATGCTCCTGCTTCGGCGGGGCGGGACTTTTCGGATGCGTTTGGGGTAGGTAACTACTACGGGTACCAAGACATCTACAACGAAGGTCCGATGTCCGGGGACCGAGTTTATGTGACCCCTCATTATTTGTCCTCGCCTGATGTGATGGCGCACGAGTTTCGGCACCGTGGCATTCAGCAGCTTCACTCTGAGTTTGTGAAGGACCCTGCCAAGTTTCGGCAGGCGTTTGACCCGGAGGTTGTTGAGGCGGTTGAGTCGTATCGGCGTGGTGTGATGAGCACTCCGGGGTTCGAGGAGGGGTTGGTTGAGTACTATGACAATCCTGACGCACCGTTAGAGGGTCGTTTTGCCACGATGGCGGAGACGTTGGAGAGGAAGACCCCGGGGGATGTGAGGTCTTTTCAGCAGCATCGTGGGACGTCGTTTGGGAAGCGGGTTTATCCTGCTGCTTCTGGTCTGGAGCGTGGTGCGCAGCAGGCGTTGTCTCGTGATCCTGACGCTGGTGGACCGAGGACTGGCGAGCCTCCGAGGGCCAAGTACCGAGAGCCGGGGATCTTGGACAGCATTCGCCGTGGGATAGGAGCGTTGTTCGGTGGCTGAGGAGAAGAATCTTCGTCGGATAGCTGCTCAGATGGCGGAGCGGTATGGGGTTGACCCTCAGTTGTACGTTCGTTTGATCGAGCGTGAGAGTGGTTTTGACCCGAAGGCGCGCGGTGCGGCTGGTGAGTTGGGATTATCGCAGATCATGGCGGAGACGGCCCGTGCTCCGGGGTATGGTGTGAGGCCGATTGACGACCGTTTGGACCCTGTGGACAACCTTCGGTTTGGTGCTGAGTACTTGGCGGCGCTGGTTCGTGCGTATGACGGGGACTATGAGAAGGCTTTGCAGGCGTACAACGGCGGTGCGGGGAACGTGAACCGAGGTACGACGTCCGACGCTGCGCGGAATTACGCTTCGGAGTTGCTTTCTGGGGTGCAGATTTCAACCAAGGGTGGAGAGGACCTTGGACCTCGGGCCTCTGGGGGCGTTGAAGCACCGATAGATCCTCGTGGGATGGACGACATTGCGGCGCTTGTGGACCAGTTGTTCCCGGAGCGGCCTCAGTTGCGTGCTCCGAGTGCCCCGGATCTTCAGCGGACGCGTCAGATGGGTCAGATGTCGCCCTTGAGTCGGCTCGGGATCCCCGGGTTGGGAGCTATCGACACGTACTCTGCACCTAGGATACAAGCTGTAACCAACCCGAGCATGGGTGGGATTGGCAGTTTGGCGCGGGGTAGATGAGAAACGTCTTTTTGGACGCTGTAAGGCTGTGGTGTACGACTGAACCTTACGCGAAGTATCCGAGTGAGCGCATTGGGTGGCAGTTGGTCCCTGCTTTTGAGCATGGGAAGCTGCGTGTATACTATCGGGGTGACGATCCGGTTGGGTTTGTGACGTGGACATGGCTCACGAGGCGCGAGTTTGAAACGCGTGAGTACCTTGGGGTGGAGGTTTTCGCCCGAGATAGTGGCGAGGTGCTTTACATCCCCAACATGATTGCGCCGTATGGGCGTTCTGATGTATTCTTCATCGCGAAAGACATCCGGCGGCACCTGTCGGAGATCTATCCGGAGGCCCCTGTGGCGTTATCTCGGCGTCGTGAGCGGGTAGGCAGCTACGCTAGGAGAGACTGATGCTGAAACTGCTGGGTTTTGGTGCGGATCGTCGGGTTTTTGGGGGAGGCAGCGAGGGTTCGGGGGCTTCATCGGATGCTCCCGCCCCCCAGGCGATGACGTCGCAGGTTTCCAGCGGTCGCGGCACCATTCAGGCCACTGCTCCCCCCACTACGACGACGATAAACACGCCTGCGGGGCCGAAAACTGTTTCGACGGCTGCCACTTCTCCGAGCACGACGGTTCAGGTCAAGACAACGGCGGAGCTTCGCGCGGAAAAAGAGGCTGCGGATGCTGCTGCGTCGAAGGCGGCGCAGGATAGGGTCAATGCGATCCTTTCCCAGCAGAACGACCGAGACGACCGAGCCTCGGCTGCGACGGCCACAACGACAGCGGCCACAACATCGACTGGATCTGGGGCGAAAACCACGACGTCTTCGCCCGCCCCTCAAACGTCCATGGATAGGGCCGTATCGGAGATGATTGCGGGCAGGGCCACGACCCCTGTCGTAGGCAGCTTCGACGACGAATACGCTCGTTTGAGCCTGCTGGGCGGCATCCCGGACCTTGCGATCAAGAGCTACACGACGTCTGGGACGGTTCTCCCCGGGTACGAGACGCTTATCAGCAACTACGCGTCTTCGCAGGCCCCTTCGCCTGCGCAGGTAACGCGCGAACCTGAGCCTCCGCCCCCGACCGGCATCCAGACTCTTGTTTCTGAGCCTGAGCCTGAGCCAGCAGTGACATCCGTTCCACCTGCTACAAAGGTGGAAAACACAGCTGGGTTGTCTGTTCAATACAACTCTTCCGCAGAAAAGCCTTATCAGGTCGTAAATGAGCAGGGACACATGGTTTTCAGTGCTCGGTCAGAGAATCGAGCAAAAGGGTACATCGAAGAAAACACACAAGACGAGTACCTAGACGCAAGGGGTAATGCTTACGCAACCAAGCGTGAGGCAGACGCGGCAAACGCTGCACTTTTCGCCGCAAGCGAAAGGGATGCCGCACGAGAAGCATCCGAGTTTTTTCAAAGTTATGTGTCTGGCACAGCGCCCCAGTCCACTGGCACTCTCATCGGCTCTGTTAGCCCGCAGGGCACCTACGCTGGTGACGGTTTCGAGTGGAAACAGACATCTGGCGGGGCTTTGACGCGCGTATATACGGGCGTGAACGAGAATCTTGGCTTGGGCACGGATACTGTCAGCGCGAACACGGCTGACAGGAACCTGAAAGAGACGATTGCGCAGGTTTCGCTGAACGAAGGTTCGTCTTACGCCCAGAATCCGGCCTCTGCGACCGACAGGAGCCTCTTGAGCCTGATTACGACTGGGGATCCGGGCGGCAGTGCTTCCTATGCGGCGCAGGTTGGGGCTGCTCCGGCTGTAGCGGGGCCAACTGGCACGGATTTCACGTATGCCGGTAGCTTCAACGAGGCGTTTAAGGATGCTCGCAGCACCTTGGGCCCGGGCCAGACGTTCACCTATGGTGGCAAGGAGTACTCGACGGCGACGGCGGAGGAGCGGCCCGACCTTGCTGGGCCTCCGGCGACGGGGATTGGCAGCCTTGCCTCCTACACTGACCGTTTGGCAGACGTTGGCCAGATGACGGGCTTGGAGGCTATGGAGACCGGGTTCCTAGGCGGCGCGCCCTCTGCAGGGTCGGTGGCAAAGGCCGCAGAGTACGGGGCGTCGGACCTGACAAGGCCCATTGACTATACGGTTACGGCCAGTGGTCGTCCGTACGGGCAACCCGGCGGGATGGACGGTTCGTTGGGGGTCTATGTCAGCGGAGCAGAGGCTGCGCTGGGGCCTGATGCGGGCATACTGTACGGGGACCTGCCGGATTACTACGGGTCGTATGGGGCGGATCTTGGGGTCACCCCGGGCTACAGCTTCAACCCCGAGACAGGCCGCGTTGAGCGCAACGAAGTAGTGGATCTTGGCGAGATCAGCTTCGCTCCGGAGATTGACTACTCGTATGACCCTCTTGCTGGAGTTCTGCAGAGTCAGTTCGATGAGATGCGGGCAAGTCCCCTTAGCACGGGCACTACTCTTGTGGATCTCTCAGTTGCGCGGGCCGGTTCTCTCCTCCCGGAGGGGATTGCATCGATCATCGCATCTCAGGATCCGAGTCAAATAGGTGTCACCGTCAGCCCGACTGGGGAGGTAGATGCATTCTACCAGCCCACGACGCCTACTGGCGTGGAGCAGTATTTCAGAGATCTTGCGGCGGAAGGCAGAGGAACTGAGGCTCAGATCTTTCAAAACATGAGCCCGACGCTTCAGCAGGAAGTTCTCAACCCGATCTTCACCACTCAGGCTGGGTATGATGTCGGGCAGGTGGACCCGCGTCTTGCGGCAGCGGCGGGGCTGGACCCGAATGAGTTGATCTTCGACCCGAAGGCTCTTGGCACTCAGGCGGTCCTATCGGGGCCATCAACCTTGGTTCCTCTTGCCGTGTCTGCTGTTAACCCCGTGCTTGGTTACACCCTTGGCGCAGGGATGACGGTGGGCGAGGGATCGCGCGAAGTGAGTGACGCGTTCGACGCTGCATACCGGAGCGGGGAGGTACAGAAGAGCCAGCTGTATCAGGACATGCTTGCTCGGACTGGCGGCGACGAGGCTGCGGCGCTTGCTGCGGTCAAGAACCGAGTCATGGCCGAAGCCACTCCGATGCTGACAGCCTTGGGGGCGGGAAGCACTGCGATTGCCCGCAATGTCTCGAACATCGGCGGCATTATCACCCGTGCTCTTGGGGTTCCTGCCAGCAGGACTGGTGCAACGCTGGCCGGTGCAGGTGTTGAGGCGGCAACCGAGGGCCTAGAAGAGGGCTTCTTGGAGAAGGCCGCGATTGCCCAACCGGCGGCTGGTCTGACCGGTCAGGACATCTACCCGACATTCGAGCAAATGCTCGGCGAAGGCGCGGTTGGCGCGCTGATTGGTGGCGGTTTGGGCTTGGCTACAGGGGTTGCCCAACCCACGACACCGTTTGTGCAGACGTCATACACTAGCCCTCCACCGCCGTTCATCCCTGCCTCTCCTCTCCCCGGCTTCACACCGGGCCCCGGTGCCGCAGCTACGATGACCATCGATGGCACGGCCACGGATGTCACCCCCGGCTTCACGCCCACGGGTCCGGGCGTGGGTCAGATCGCGCAGACGCCCACGGGCATCCTGACTGCGTATCAGCAGGCGGCGGATACGCTGGGCGAGGCTGGCATTCGCAACATCGGCGGCGCTCCGGCCACGATGATGGATGTCGCTGCGGCGACGGAGATCATCAACAACGAGATCGCGGAGAAGGGTGAGTTGTCCCCTCAAACAGTCATCAACCTTGAGCGCGCTACTGGCTTGAATATGCTGACGATTGGGGAGATTGCGGCGGCTGCTCCTCGTGTTCGTCCGCAGCGCGACACGCTACTGACGGACGTCGTGACGGGCACTGGTGGTGGTGGGCAGATCCAAGTCACAGCCAACCGGGATGGAACGTACACGCTCAAGAACCTGACGACGAACGATCCGTTCCATATTGCGACGGTTGAGCCCGGCCAGAGCCTCGACGAGGCCATCAAGGTCTTCGACGAGGTCACGACGGTTGGGTCTCCGGAGGCGATTACGGTGGACACGGCGGGCACAGCCACGCTTCCTCCCAGCGTTACCCAGCCTGCCGTGACACCTGCAGCGGAGCCATCGACAGCGATTGTCCCTAGAACTCAGACCGAGGCCCTGACCGGCATCGGCACTGCGGGTACGACGGGCATCGGCAGCCTGACGACGGTCGGCGCTGGTACGCAGGTTGGCACAGCACAACCCGTTGATTTGACTGCAGATTCTCAGACCACGTCAGAGATCCTTGAGTTCACGCCCACGGAAGACTTCATCGAAGGAACTGCGGTTGAGATCGCGGGGCAGATCCCCGGCACCGTTGCCACGGAGACGACGCCGACAACCACGACCACGGCTACCCAGACGACGCCGACAACCGGGGTCTTTACCTTCGCGGAAGACTTCGAGCCACCGCCTGAGGAGCCTTTGGTGGAGGAAGAGCCCGGTGCAGGGGCCGAGGAGCCCGGCGCTGAGATAACCATCCAAGAGGCGGTGGACGAAGCTGCCGAAGAGGAAGAGGCCCCGTTCGAGTGTCCTGAAGGCTACACGGCGGTCAAGCTTGGTGGTCGTTGGGTGTGCCAGAAGACGGAGACATCGACGGTTGGCAGGCCGACGGTTGGTACGCGTCCGTATCTTTCGAAGGTTGGTTTTGCCGGTCCGAGCCCGTATCCTTCTTCGACCCGCACGGTTACTCGAACGGTTACAGCTGCTGAATGAACCTTCACGCTTTACCGGAAGAAGCGCTCAAAGAAATCTTGGTCTTGATGGAGGCCAAGAAGCGCTTGGAGATACGCGAGCAGGCGGAGGAGCATTTCATGCCCTTCGCCCATCACGTCTACGAGAACTTCATCGAGGGTCGGCACCACCGGATCATCGCTGAGAAGCTGGAGCGTGTGGCTCGAGGGGAGTTGAAGCGGCTGATCATCAACATGCCGCCTCGACACTCGAAGTCTGAGTTCGCCAGCTACCTGATGCCTGCGTGGTTTCTGGGCCGAAACCCGAAGCTGAAGATCATTCAGGCCACGCACAACACGGAGTTGGCGGTTCGGTTTGGCCGCAAGGTCCGAGATCTGATCGACAACCCTTTGTATCGCGAGATTTTTCCGAACACGATCCTGAAGGAGGACAACAAGGGCGCAGGCAAGTGGGGCACTGACAAGGGCGGCGAGTACTTTGCTGCGGGTGTTGGTGCTGCGGTGACGGGTCGTGGCGCGGATTTGTTCATCATCGACGACCCGCACTCGGAACAGGACGCTCTGAGCGACACTGCGTTCGACCATGCGTATGAGTGGTACACCTCTGGTCCTCGGCAGCGTCTGCAGCCGGGCGGGGCGATCATTCTGGTCATGACGCGCTGGGGAAAGAAGGACCTCACGGGGCAACTACTCGCGGCACAGGGTAGTGACGTGATGGCGGATCAATGGGAGGTTGTAGAGTTCCCGGCGATCATGCCGTCTGGCGATCCGTTGTGGCCAGAATTCTGGCAGAAAGAGGCGTTGCTATCAATCAAGGCCTCGTTGCCTGTCGCCAAATGGAATGCGCAGTGGCAGCAGACGCCGACGGCGTCGGAATCGGCGATCATCAAGCGGGAGTGGTGGAAGCCGTGGGAGAAGGACGACATTCCTGACCTGAAGTATGTCCTTCAAGCGTATGACACGGCGTTCTCCAAGAAGGAGACTGCTGACTACTCCGCGATTACGACGTGGGGCGTTTTCAACCCAGAGGAAGGAGGGCCGGATCACATCATACTGTTGGATGCGAAGCGTGGTCGTTGGAGTTTCCCTGAGTTGAAAGAGGTTGCGTATGAGGAACACCAGTACTGGGAACCGGACATGGTTGTGGTCGAAGCAAAAGCGACGGGCACACCGCTTTTGGACGAGTTGCGGTACCGTGGTATTCCAGCACTTGGGTTTTCACCGGGGAAGAAGAAGGGATCTGGCGGTGTAGACAAGATCACCCGCATGCATATGGTTGCTCCCTTGTTTGAAGCTGGTGTAGTGTGGGCTCCGACGCACAAGAAGTTCGCGGATGAGGTCATCGAGGAGGTGGTTTCATTTCCGAATGGCGAACATGACGATTTTTGTGATAGCATGACGCTAGCCCTGATGCGGTTCCGGCAGGGCGGGTTCGTCTCCTTGGTTGGTGAAGAAGAAGAACGACCTGACTACGGACGTAAACGGGAGTACTACTGATGGCTCTGCCGCCCATTGTCGCGCCGGGGATTCGCGTGGAGGACATGGATCCTTCTGCTGCATCCGTGGATGTGTCGGTTCTGCAGCCTGAGGGCTTTGAAGGCGGGGCCGAGGTTATCCCTGACGGCGAAGGCGGTGCGATTGTTCAGGCGCTGCAGGCCATGATGGCAGGGATGGAAGAGGAGCAGAGCATCCCGCACGGCGCGAACTTGGCGGAGTATCTCGAAGATGGGTATCTTAGGGAAATTTCGACCCAGCTGCGAGCGGCTTACGAAGAGGATGTACAGTCTCGCTCGGAGTGGGAAGAGACGTACACTAAGGGTCTGGACCAGCTTGGTGTCAAATACGAGGACCGCACTCAGCCGTTTGAGGGCGCGTCTGGCGTGACGCACCCGCTGATCGCGGAGAGTGTGACCCAGTTCCAAGCGCAGGCGTACAAGGAACTGCTGCCGTCTGGCGGGCCGGTCAAGACGCAGATCCTCGGGCTTCAGAACCCCGAGCGCGAGGAGCAGGCTTCGCGGGTCAAGGACTTCATGAACTACCAGATCATGGAGGTCATGGAAGAGTTCGATCCGGATATGGATCAGCTGCTGTTCTATCTCCCGCTGTCTGGTTCGACGTTCAAGAAGGTGTACTTCGACGAGCCGAAGCAGCGTGCTGTTTCGAAGTTCGTGCCTGCGCAGGACGTGGTGGTTCCGTACGCTGCCTCGGATCTGCAGACGGCATCGCGGGTGACGCATGTCTTGCGGATGGACAAGAACGAGATCCGCAAGATGCAGGTTGCGGGGTTCTACCGCGACGTTGAGTTGAGCAAGTACGAAGAGCAGGACAACACGGTTCGCCAGAAGGTTGACGAGCTGCAGGGTACGTCAAAGACGTATACCGACGAGATCTACACGATCCTCGAGATGCATGTGGACATAGACATCGAGGGGTTCGAGGACATCAGCCCGGATGGCGAGCCTACGGGGATCGCGCTTCCGTACATCGTGACGATTGACGAGGGGTCTGGTCAGATCCTCTCGATCCGCCGGAACTTTAAAGAAGGCGAGCCCATCGCGAAGAAGACCCAGTACTTCGTGCATTACAAGTTCATGCCGGGTCTTGGGTTCTACGGGTTTGGCCTGATCCACATGATCGGTGGTCTTGGCCGCGCGGCGACGAGCATCCTGCGTCAGCTGATCGACGCTGGTACGCTGGCGAACCTTCCGGCTGGCTTTAAGGCCCGAGGTGTGCGGGTCAGGGACAACGACCAGCCGCTGCAGCCGGGCGAGTGGCGGGACATTGACGCCCCGGGCGGGGACGTGAAGAACTCGATTATCCCGCTTCCGTACAAGGAACCGTCGGCGGCGCTGGCACAGCTTCTGGGAGCCCTTGTAGAGGGCGGTAGGCGCTTTGTTTCGCTGGCGGATCAGCAGACAGCGGACGCCAACGGACAGGCTCCTGTGGGCACTACAGTGGCTTTGCTGGAGCGCGGCATGAAGGTCATGTCGGCGATCCACAAGCGGCTGCATTATGCGCAGAAGCAGGAGTTCCGGATCCTTGCGCGGATCTTCCGCGACAACCTGCCGCAGGAATACCCGTACGAGGTTCAGGGTGGCAGTCGGACGATCATGGCACAGGACTTCGATGACCGCATCGACGTCGTGCCTGTCAGCGATCCGAACATCTTCTCGATGGCCCAACGGGTTACTCTGGCCCAGACGCAGCTGCAGCTGGCGCAGTCGAACCCGCAGATGCACAACCTGTATGCGGCGTATCGTCGCATGTATCAGGCGCTCGAGGTCCAGAACATCGACGAGATTCTGCCGCCTCCGCCGCAGCCGCAGCCCATGGACCCTGCGATTGAGAACGCTCGGGCGTTGATGGGCGAAATCCTGACGACGTTCCCCGAGCAGGACCATGACGTGCACATTCGGATGCACCTGATGTTCATGCGGACGCCGCTGGTGCTGACATCGCCGCAGGTCATGGGGACGTTCTACGCCCACATCATGGAGCATGTGTCGCAGAAGGCGCGGCAGGTAGTTATGCAGCAAATTCAAGGGATTATCGCTCAGGCGCAGTTGGCGGCGCAGAGTGGCGCGATTGACCCTGCGATGGCGCAGCAGCAGATCATGCAAGTTCAGCAGAGCATGCAGGATCCTGCGCAGCTGGAGAAACTGATCTCCATGCAAATGGAGCAGATCATGGCCGAGATCCTGCCCCAAATGGCTCCGGCTGGGAACGACCCGATGAACGATCCGTTGGTTCAGATCCGGATGCAAGAACTGGGTCTCAAGCAGCAGGATCTTCAGCGCAGGGTTCAGGAGGACCAGTCGCAGGAGCGCATGGAACTCATGCGGCTGCAGCAGAGCGCGGCGCAGGCTGCGGCTCGGATCGAAAGTCAGGAAGAGATCGCGGACAACCGCAATGCGGTGAACATGACGCGCATCAACGTGCAACAACAACTGGCTAGGGAGCGGAACAATGCCCCTCAAGGAAGGTAAGTCTCAGAAGGTCATCTCGGAGAACATCCGTACCGAGATGGAGCGTGGCAAGCCACAGAAGCAGGCTGTCGCGATTGCGTTGTCGAAGGCTGGTAAGTCTAGGCCGCAGAAGAAAGCAGAGGGCGGGATGGTCTCGTCCTTCAGCCGCATTGCGCGACCGCAACGATTTCTAGGGGTGTTCTGATGCTGTACAAGCACTGGAAGGATTATCCGCAGAGCAAGTGGCGCTGGTCGAGCTTCAGCCCTCGGGAGATGGCGTCGAAGCGCGAAGGCGAGTTGATGGTTGACGAAGACGCGATGGACAAGCTTCAGGCGCTTCGGAGCAAGCTCAACCGCCCTCTTCTCATAACGTCTGGGTATCGCAGCCGCGCTCACAACAAGGCGGTCGGCGGGGCTGACGAGAGCCTGCACATGCAGGGCAAGGCGTTCGACATCCGCATGGACAACCACGACCCGCATGAGTTTGAGTTGGCGGCTCGCGCGGTTGGGTTCACCGGCTTCGGCTACTACCCGAAGCAAGGCTTCATGCACATCGACACGGGTCACCCCCGGTTCTGGGGCACGCCGTTCCCGAAGACGGAGACCAACCTCCCGCCCGAACAGCCTGTCGGCAAGGAGCGTGAGGACATCTCCGAGAGCAAGACCGTGCAGGCTTCGGCGGTAACCATCGCTTCGGGCACTGGTACGGCTGCGGCCAGCATCGGCGCGCTCGACGGAAACGCGCAACTGATTGTGGTTGCACTGGCGGCGATCATCATTCTGGCGGGTGCCTTCATCATGCGTGAGAGGATCAAGGCATGGGCGGCTGGCTGGCGCTGATACCGCTCCGGTGGAAGATCTACGCGCTGGTGGCGGCGGCGTTTATCTTCGGCATCTTTGGCATGCGGGCGCGCTGGGTTGATGGCGCGCTCGCCAAGGCGGAGGCGAAGAGGAACGAGGCTCGTATTCAAGCGATGCGAGAGGCGAACGAGGTGAGACGCGATGTTGAGGTCATGGACGACACTGGTCTTGCTGACCGGGCTTCTCGCTGGGTGCGCAAGGACCCTTGACGGGGACTACTGCGACATCGCGGTTCCTCACCTGCTGGGTGGGGAGGCGACGATCAAGTGGCTTGTAGCCAACGACCGTCAACTTCTGGTAGACACGATCATCCACAACGAAACCTACGAGCGCCTTTGCGGAGAGAGCCATGCGGATTGAGATCAAGGTCCTTCCTGACGAAGAGATGGAAGTGGACAAGTACGAGGGGGATATGTGCCCGCTCGCGACGATGGACCCTGAGGTCAACGCGGAGAACCGCGAAGAGGCGGTTGAGTATGCGAACTACCGCGAGCCGGAACCCGGCGGGGCGTTTCGTCAGGACAGTGTCTGCGGCAGCTGCGGCGCGTACAACCAGACCGAAGACATGATGGAGTGCATTGGCGACGAGACGGGCAACACCGGCTACTGCCAGAAGTGGAAGTTCGTCTGCGAGGCTGAGTATACCTGCGATAGCTGGGTGAAAGGTGGTCCGATCACATCCAGCGTACAAGAAAATTATGGAGAGTATTTCTAGTGGATGTTGTAGACTTTGCAAAATACATGTACAGGTTGTTGCGTGAGCGGGAGGCTGATCTCACGCAAGCACTTGCTTCTGGTTCCGTGCAGTCTTGGGACCAGTACAAGATGACGGTGGGGGAGATTCGGGGCCTCTCCTTCGCTGTGCAAGAAATGAAGACCCTGCTGGAGAAGACCGCTGACGATGTCGAGGACATTATATCTTCCTGATCACGTCGCGCAGAAAATCAACACGGAAAGGCTGGCTGAAAAGTCCGCTGCTTCGGCTGAAAGCGTGTACGTTGAGCCAACGGATCGAGTCCTAGATCCCTCTCTTCTTAAAAAGCCACTGCTTGATCGCCTTCCTCAGCCGACTGGCTGGCGTATTCTCGTGATGCCTTACAAGGGCAAGGAGAAAACGGATGGCGGTCTGTTCCTCCCAGACGAGTTTGTTGATCGTGAGGCCGTAGCCACGGTTGTGGCGTACGTCCTTCGCGTCGGCCCGGAAGCGTACAAGGACGAGCGCAAGTTTGGTCCCGGGGCCGCTCCGTGGTGCAAACAGGGCGACTGGATTTGCATTGGCCGATACACCGGTTCGAGGTTCAAGATCGACGGCGGAGAGGTCCGCATCATCAACGATGATGAGGTGATCGCCACGCTCTTGGAGCCGGATGATATCAAGCATGTTTGAGGTGTGAGATGATGTCTGATGACAATGAGAACGACAACGAAGGCATCGTTGTTGAGCAGCCCGATAGCGACACGGATTCTGGCTCGGAGCGTCTGCAGCGCCCGAAACCGGAGAATGACCCGGACGAGCTAGAAAGCTACAGCAAGGGCGTTCAAGCGCGCATCCGCAAACTGACGGCAAAGTACCGTCAGGAAGAGCTCGAAAAGGCAGAAGCTGTTCGCCTGACCGAGCAGCTGATGGCCGAGAACCAGCAGTTGAAGCAGCGCATGCAGGCGCTGGATACTGGCTATGTGTCTGAGTATGGCACGCGGATCGAGACGCAACTTGAGGCGGTCAAGCGCCAGTACAAAGAGGCGTTCGACGCTGGTGACACGGATCGTATGGCAGATGCCCAGCAGAAGCTGGCGCAGATTGCCTTCGAGCAGCAGCGCTACAACACCGCGAAGATGCGGCTGGAGCAGGAGCAGCGTCTCCGTGCCCAACAGCAGCAGCAGCCGGTGCGGCGTCAAGCCGCTCCTCCGCCTCAAGTTGATCCTGAGCCGAAAGCACTGGAATGGAAGTCGCGCAACGAGTGGTTTGGGCAGGACAAGGTCATGACTGCCGCCGCTGGTGTGATCCACGCGCAACTCGTCAACGAAGAGGGGTTTGACCCGCAGAGTGATGAGTATTATAGTGAGATTGATCGCCGTCTCCGTAAGGAGTTCCCGCAACGATTTACGGCGGCGCGAAAAACGGGTGGAAGTCAGGTCGCCTCTGCTGGCAACTCCGCATCCCGCAGTACAAATCAGGGGCGCAGGACGGTCAAGTTGACGCACTCACAGGTCGCGATTGCAAAAAGGCTTGGCGTACCTCTCGAAGAATACGCCAAGTACGTGAAGGAGTGAGAGACATGACCGATAGAACGCCTCGCGCAAGCGAAACTCGCGAAGCCACTTCGCGCCGCAAACCTTGGGCACCGCCCAGCCGCCTCGATGCTCCCAAAGCCCCTCCGGGGTTTGTGCATCGCTGGATTCGGATCTCGGTCCGTGGGGAAGACGACAAGACCAACGCCTACCAAAGGCTGCGGGAAGGTTGGGAACCCGTGCGGGCCGACGAATATCCGGAGTTCCACGCTCCGGTTATCGATGAAGGCAAGTACACTGGGATCATCGGCAATGGTGGTCTGATGCTGTGCCGCATTCCTGTCGAGACAGCCAAAGAGAGAGCCGAGTATTACGGGATCCGGG